GAAATATTAGGGGTGTCAGATCGGCGGGTTTCCCAACTTGTGGGTGAGGGGATCACTGTTCGAGTGGGGGCTGGGCGGTATGATGCGCTGGCTTCTGTAAAGGCTTATATTGAGTTTTTGAGGAAAGACGAGTGGGAAGGCAGCGACGACATCAAGAAAATCGAACTGGAAACAGCGAAAGAATCTTTGATGCACAACCGGTTGAAAACACGCAAGACGGAGTTAACGGTTTTGCAGATGGAGAATAAGCTGCACCCAGCCGATCAGGTCAAGTCTATTTGGGGTGCAATCGCCGTCGCTGTTAAATCAAGGCTTTTATCTATGCCGGTAAAGCTTGCCCCTCAACTGCTGGGGATAGATGATTCGGCAGAAATACAGGCAATGATAAGCCGTGAAGTGCATGATGCTTTAGGTGAGATCGCAGATTATGACCCAGCGTTATTTGAAAGCGAATATGAGCCGGAAAGCGACGAGGAAGATGAGAACATCGAAGGAGTTTAGAGCCACATTACGAACCTTTAAAAGCGTGATGCACGGATTTGCGACCCCTCCTGATATGACGATAAGCCAATGGGCTGACGCTTATAGAATCCTTTCCCCTGAATCCTCGGCCGAAAGTGGACGGTGGAGAACCGACCGAGCCCCTTATCAAAAGGAACTTATGAACGCCATGAGCGACCCCCACGTTGAAAGGGTTATTTTAAAGACAAGCGCACAGATTGGAAAGACGGAATCCTTGCTGAACGTGATTGGTTACTATATCGACTATGACCCTTCGCCGATATTGTATGTTATGCCGACGGATGGGATGGCAAAAACATTTTCGGAGGATCGGCTTTCTCCCATGCTTCGGGACTGTCCCACTTTGAGAGATAAAGTGGATGATCCAAAGAGCCGGACGAGCGGCAACACAATATTTCACAAGAAATTCACCGGCGGTCATCTGACGATGGTTGGGGCGAATGCTCCTTCACAGTTGGCATCGCGGCCGATAAGGATTTTACTCTGTGACGAGGTCGACCGGTTTCCTGCTTCTGCCGGGTCCGAAGGTGACCCCGTACAGCTTGCAATCAAACGGACGACAACCTTTTGGAATCGTAAAATTATACTGGTGTCTACGCCTACTCTTAAAGGCGCGTCAAAGATTGATGCGGAGTATGACAATTCCAGCGCTGAGGAATTAAATGTGGCCTGCCCTCATTGCGGAGAACTTCAGCCGTATGTTTGGGATCAAATCAAGTTTGAGCATGAGAGCGGCACAAAAGAATTTAAAATGCTGGGGTATGTTTGCAAGCACTGCGGCACCATCAGCAAAGAGACGCTTTGGAAGAAACAACCGATTAAGTGGGTGGCAGAGCATCCGGAGATAAAAGACCGGCGCGGCTTTCATCTGAATGAAATGGCATCGCCTTGGAAAACATGGGACGAGATCGTGACGGACTTTTTGGAAGCTAAACGGCAGGGCCGGGAGATGATGAAGGTCTGGCATAATACAGCGCTCGGCCTGTCTTGGGAAGAGGACACCGATCTAGACATTGACGAACTGCTGGCAAAGCGGCGGAAGTACTATAACTGTCTTGTTCCAAAAGATGTTTTATTATTGACCGCTGGGGTGGACGTTCAAGACAACCGCTTGGAATATGAAGTGCTGGGTTGGGGGATAGATAAAAAGACCTGGGGAATCAAATACGGCGTTATCATGGGCGATCCGGGGAAGAGAGACACATGGGCGCAGCTGGACGATGTGCTTTTCACGGATTATGAACGGGAGGACGGGCTGCGGTTACAAGTCGCCACCACCTGTATCGACAGCGGCGGCCACTTTACCAGTGAGACTTACGCTTATTGCAAGCGTAATGAAATGCGGCGTGTATGGGCGATCAAAGGCCACGGTGGAAGCGGTATCCCTTTCATCACAAGGCCAAGTAAACGCAATCAGGCTGGGGCGTGGCTGTTTACAATTGGCGTTGATGTCGGGAAGGACACCATATCAAGCCGTTTGAAAGTTGGTTTTGAGAAAGAAGCGGGTTTTTGTAACTTCCCTATGGAGGCTGACCGAGGATATAACGAGCAGTATTTTTTAGGGTTGACAGCCGAGCGGAGAAATGTTCGCACGGTTGGCGGTAAGATTGTTATCAACTGGGTTACGAGGTCAAGCGGGGCAAGAAACGAACCTTTTGACATTCGCAACTATGCAACGGCTGCATTTGAAATTCGAAACCCAAATATGCAGCAGCTCTATCTGAAAATGAATACCGAGCAGGTCGAGCAGCCAGAAACTAAGGCAGGGATACTGCCAAAAACAACGGTGCGGACGAAAAGCAGAGCGTCAAAAGGAGTTGATATTTGGTGAAATCTTAACAATTAAAGTACTATATCGAGGCTCAATGCGCCGTAAGCCAATTGGTTTATGGTGTTTTTATTTGCCGAAAGGACGGTTTATATGATTGATCGCTTAGAGGAATATAAAAAAAGGCTTGAAGCTTACGAGGCTGCCGAGATGGCGATCTTGGGCGGCGCACAGGCTTACGCCATCGGGAGCAGGAACTTGACCAGAGCGAACCTGTCAGAAGTCAGGCAGACGATTGAATATCTGATAAACCGCATTGAGGTCGAGGACGCACGGGTAAACGGCAAAGGGCGCAATCAGGTTTACAATTGTGTGCCGCGTGACCTATGATAAGGAGTTAAAATGAATAATCTTGCAGGAAAAAAAGTTGGGAAATTAACTCCGATTGAATGCGTTGGCAGTGACAAACACAAAAACATTTTATGGCGTTGTCTTTGTGATTGCGGAAACGAAACGATCGTATGCAGCCGCAGCTTAGTGACTCAAAATACCCGGTCTTGCGGTTGTTTAAAAGTAGAGACAATTGTAAAGAGAAATACCAAGCACGGAGATGCATTGTTCACAAGGAAATCTCGCCTTTATACTGCATGGTGCAATATGCTTGGGAGATGTGAAAATCCCAATCGAGAAAAATACAGAATTTATGGTGCAAGGGGAATTACAATTTGTCGTGAGTGGCACGATTACATGAATTTTAAAAAATGGGCCTTGGAAAATGGATATGAAGATACGCTTACAATCGATAGGATCGATGTAAACGGTAACTATGAACCATCTAATTGCCGATGGGCTACATTGAGGCAGCAGGCCAATAATACAAGGCAAAATGTTTTTATATCATTTGGTGGAGAAACGCATACGGTAACGGAGTGGTCTAGAATTAAAGGAATCAATGTAAAGGCGTTAATGAGCCGGTTTAATCTAGGGTGGAGCATAGACAAGGCACTTACTCAACCATTAAGGGGGTGTTTGGGTGAACATATTTGATAGAGTTGTCAATGCTGTTGACCCTATTTCTGGCGCAAAACGTGCGGCGGCTAGGCAGACCCAGCGTTATTTGAACACGGGATACAGTGAGGGTGCCGCCTCCTTCTCAAAAAAAGCCATGAAGGGATTTACTGGGGTGTCCACTTCTCCGATGTTCGACATCGAGGCAAACCACAGAACCCTTGTAAACCGGAGCAGACTGTTATATCAGACCGTTCCAATTGCAACCTCGGCTATTAAAACAGTTCGGACGAATGTTATTGGCAGCGGGCTTCGGCTGAAAGCCAGAGTGGATTATGAGTATCTGGGACTGACCGAGGAAGAGGCTGAAAAGTGGGAAAGCCAAGTGGAACGAGAGTTTGACTTTTGGGCTTCCAGCAAAATGGCCGACGCTTTGAGGTTGAATACTTTCTACGAGATGCAAGGGCTGGCGATCTTGGGGCTGCTGATGAACGGTGACGGCATCGCGATACGAAAGTATGAAGACCCAACACATTGGTTTCCTTATGGTTTGAGGATACAGTTGATTGAAGCGGACAGACTCTGCACCCCGAACGCGATAGCAACGCCGGTCGGTAATTCGATTATGCCGATATGGGGGAAAAACCCCGATAACGGTAACGACATTTATTCCGGTATTGAGATCAACAAGAGCGGGGCGGTTGTGGCTTACCATATATGCAATCAATATCCGTATTCCATGACAGCGTACACCTATGTCGCACCGCAGTGGACCCGGATTGACATGTACGGCAGTGAAACAGGGCTGCCGAATGTTTTACATATCTTTGAAGCCGAGCGAGCCGAGCAGCGGAGGGGCGTTCCGATTTTGGCACCGGTCATCGAACAGCTGAAGCAATTGAATCGATACACCGATGCCGAGTTGATGGCGGCGGTAATATCTTCGATGTTTACGGTGTTTATCAAGACCAATGGCGCTACGACCGAAATACCTCTTGGCGAGGGCATCGACGATGCGGATAAAATCGCTGACAAGGGCGCTTATGAATATGAGTTGGGTAACGGCGCAATTGTCCCGCTGGGGCCGAATGAAGAGATCCAACTTGCTGACCCGAAGAGGCCGAACACTGCCTTTGATGGATTTATTAACGCCATGTCAAAATCAATTGGGGCGGCGCTTGAAATCCCCACTGAAATGCTTTTAAAATCCTTTACCAGCAGCTATTCTGCCAGCCGTGCGGCTCTGCTGGAGGCTTGGAAGATGTTTCGCATGAAACGGGAGTGGATGGCAAACGAACTTTGTCAGCCAGTATATGAGATGTTCCTGACCGAATGCGTTGCAAGCGGTAGGATCAAGGCAAAAGGATTTTTAAATGACCCGATGATTCGCCGGGCATGGTGCCGGGCAGATTGGAATGGGGCGGCGCAGGGTATGCTTGACCCAACCAAAGAAGTCAAAGCCGCCGCCGAACGGGTGGCGGAGGGCTTTTCTACCCGGGACGAAGAAACCCGCGGCTTGACTGGCGGTAGTTTCAAGGAAAATGTTCGGCAGCTTACGCATGAGAATGAGATGCTGGCGGCCGCCAAGAAATCAATTGAGCCGGTGAAGGCTCCGCCAGGGGCAGCGGATGTGCCGCCAAAAGCACCAGAAGAGGATGAAAGTGAGGTAGAAACCGATGCCGAAACCGAATAGCATCGAGATTAAAAAGTTTTGGAATTTCACTCAGATAAGCACGACCGTCACTGAATTGCTGATTTATGATTATATTGCAATGTCAAGGTCAACGGACTGGTGGACGGGGGAGCAGGGCAACGAAGTAACACCGACCTCTTTCAGATCTGAGATGGATGCCGTGCTCACGCCAGAGATCTGTGTGCGAATTAACAGCGGCGGCGGTGATATCTTCGCAGCCGAAGCCATTGCCACAGCAATATCCGAGAAGCGGGCGGAGGGCAAGAAAATCTATTGCAAAGTGGATGGCTTCTGCGCATCTGCCGCTGTCAGGGTTGCGGTGGCTTGTGAAACAGTGTCTATTCCGCAAAGCGGGTATATCATGATTCATGACCCTATGACAATGATCTGCGGATGGTTTGAATCAAGCGAACTTGATAAGGTTTCAAACACTTTGGGGGTCTTAAAACAGGGCATTATCAACGCTTATACCGCAAAAACAGGGCTTTCTGAGACTGTTTTAAGCAAAATGATGGACGCAGAGACTTGGATGGACGGTAAAACAGCCGTTGAAAAGGGCTTTGCAGATGAGATTATGTTCGGCGAAGTCAAGACAGAAACCGTGGAAAACCCGGGAAACAGCGTGAAAGACTACTTTATTAACGGTGTTAGGATGGATTTTGCCGCGTTTACACAGCCGCCCGAAGCGTTGAAAAACGCTTTTGCGAATAATATCACTCAAAAAAACAATCCGAAAGGGGAAAACGAAATGGATATCAAAACCCGCGCCGAGATGGAAGCCGCCTATCCCGAATTCGTCAACGAAATCGTGAATGAAGCCACCGAAACCGGCGCAAAAACAGAGCGCGAGCGCATCCAGTCCATCGATGGGATGCAGGACAAGGTTTCTAGCGAGGTGCTGAACAAGGCCAAGTATGAAACCTTTGAAAATGCCGAGAAGGTCGCGCTTGAAGCGCTCAAAAACGGGTCATTCACGAACAGCATTATTACTGGTATGAAAAACGAAACCGGCGCTGCAAATGGCGTGGCTGGTTTTGCTAATGCCGGTGTTGGCGCTGGCGATATGACCGAAGCGCAGAAGAATGCTGCCTTTGCAAAGAACGTTGCCGAAAAGCACTTCGGCAAGAAATAAGGGAGGGAGAATAATTTATGGCTAGAAACACTGGACGCGTCGCCACTAACTATGACCAGCTTTTCGCGGGTGAAGTTTGGGGCGAGGTAAACATCACCATCGGCAACTCTCAGACCATCCGGAGAGGTGATCTGCTGGAGTGCATCGTGACCGAAACCGTGGACCCGACTACCCACGCGCTGACTCGCGCAATTGCTGCCACTTGGGGGCTGACCGCTACCGATGCAAAACCTGTAAACTTTTACTGCATCGCCGCCGACTCTGTTACCACTGAATCCAACACCACCGCGGTGATCGCAGCCTATAAGGGCGGTTACTTCAATATCAGCAAGGTGCGTCTTGGCGCAACTCCCACCGGCGCGGATTTGGAAAAGACCAAGAACGCCCTTATCGGGCAGGAAATTTTCCTCAAGACCGCTTCTACGGGCGTTGTGACCGCTTAAAGAAAGGAAGGATTTTTAAATGATTGATTTATTTACCCCTGAGACGATGGACGCTGTGGTTCGCGTGATGCCGACCCAGAACACGTTTTTCCGCAATACATTTTTCGGCACCACAAAGCTTGAACCGACCGAGAAGATCAGGGTCGACTTTTACAAGGGTAAACGCCGGGTTGCTCCGTTTGTCAGTGCTAACGCTATCGCAAGGGTTTCGGAGAAGATCGGCTTTGTGTCTGATGAGCTGCTGACCCCTCACGTTAAGGTTAAGGATGTTACCGATATTCAAGATATCATGAAGCGTCTGCCTGCCGAGGTGTTGATGGGCTCCGGAATGTCCCCCGACGAGAGAGCTGTTCAGCTGCTGGCCAATGTGCTGTCAGACTTTAACGAGCAGATCATCCGCCGTGAGGAAGTCATGTGCGCACAGGCCATGTTAAACGGCGCTATCACCTTGATCGGTGAGGGCGTGAACTCGACCGTTGATTTTGGCTTTACCAACACCGATACCCTGACCTCCACCGCGATGTGGGACAATGCTTCAAGCGTTGCCGACCCGCTGGCTGATTTGAAAAAGTGGGCTGTTGTCTGCCAGAAGAACGGGTACCGTAAACCTAACATCTGCGTGATGGAGCGTTCCGCATATGCGGCGTTTATCACCCGCTGTAAAGCACTGAACTATTTCAGCCAGTGGAACTTCCTTGATCTCAGTATCCTGCCGATTGCCAAGGATGAGAATCTCACTTATTGCGGTCGCCTGCGTGACCCCGATATGGAGATTTATATCTATGACGAGTGGTACATCGACGACTGGACAGATCCTACAACCCCGACTGAGAAGGCAATCATGTCGAAGGGTAAGGTCATGCTGGCATCCACAAACGCCAAGTTCTCCATGTATTACGGCGTTATGACTTTCAGCGACCCGAATACCAACAGTTTACGCTCGGTCATGGGTGCAAGGGCTGCCGATTCGTGGATTCAGAAAGAACCTGCTCAGCGTTTCTTGACGCTGAACAGCCGCCCGCTACCTGTTCCGCATGAGGTTGACAGCTGGTATGTCGCCACTGTTTCCGCGACCGTTTAAGGAGTGAACTATGCCGAATTTAAAAGTAATTAAAGGCGTGGTACATGACGCTACCCATGAATACCTGACCGGGGATGTGTTTGCTTGCAACGACCCCGCGACGGTTAATATGCTGCTGAACGGATTTCCTAAAATCTGCGAAATGGCAGAAGATCAGGGCAAGCCAGCCGTCAAAGAGTTTGATCCGCTGACTTCCAGTATGAGGGCCGTTAAGAAAATGCTGAAAGAGTTGGATATTAATACCGCCGGGCTGAGTGATGAGGAACAGCGCACGATGCTGGCCGAGCATCTCAGTGGGGCAGGCGGAGAAGGTTCTGGCGGCGGGAACCCGGACGATGATCCCGACGGCAAGGACGATGATTCGGATAACGGGGACGATGATCCCGACGGCGACGACGGCCCCAACACAGGAGAGTAAGAGGTGTGATAATGTTTAAAGAGTATGTTTTCAATGATATATCCAATGTTTTTATCAATGTGGACGAGCATGGAGAGACTGCAGAGCTGAACGGGGCTACCGTGAATATTGTGCAGGACAACGATCGCCTGGCTTATAAAATCCGCAAAGATTACGACGGGTTAATCGTTGGGGACATACTTTTTTACATATCGTCCGTCGAGTATGCGAAAGTAAAGGCGGTTCATAATCCGCCAAGGGCTGACGATGTGGTGACCTATAACGGGAAGCCTGCCACCATTACCAGCGTTGTCAGCAATGTCGGGATATATGAGATTGTGCTGCAATTTGCGGGGGCGAGAAATGGATATTAAGCACTCGTCTTTCTCTGGAATTTCAATGTCGATCGATGTCAAGGAATTTGAAAAGGCGGAGAAATTGATTCGAGAAGCGCCCAAGGAGTATATGATCGGCATGGTTCGGGCGATCAATCGATCATTGCCAACAGGCTCGAAAATCATCCAAAAGGACATTGCCGAGGAATACACCATCAAGCCAATGAGCATACGCCGGTCTATTGTCCGAAATAAGGCCACAACGAAAAATCCGTCAGGTGAAATCATCGTTGTGGGTATACCCCTGAGAATGTCCAACTTTAAGTTTAAGCCGACTAAAGTTCCCACTACCCGGAAGCAGCAGCTGAAGGGTGTGCAGATAAAAGTTAAAAAGCAGGGCGGGTATTTGAAAAGTAAATCTGACCCGCCCATGTTTGTTGGCACAAATAAAAGCGGCGCACCAGAAGTTTTCGAGCGCACAAAAGGCGGGAAGTTCAAGATCGGGTGGGCCTTTTCTTTATCGATCCCTCAAATGCTTTCCAGCCCTCAGGTATATGACAAGGTTAAAAAGGAAGTTGGCGAGAAGTTCGAAAAAGAATTGACCCATGAGGTTGAATATCGGCTTGAAAATTCCTATAACACTGCGACAAGGAGTTGGAGCAAGAAATGACGGGATTAGATGCGCTGAAAGCGTTGAAAAGCTTTTTACAAGTGAATATTGCGGACAAAGCCCTGCTTCAACGAGAGGATACAATGCCCGCCGAATATGTCCATCCCTATGTTGAAATTATGTATCTGCCGCACAAAAACTTTTCACCGAGGGACTTTCAAGTACCGCTTATCTTAATAGGGCTTGACAACGCGGTGGATGATGCCCAGGATAACATGCTGAACCTTCGGCTCACCTTCTCCACATATGGAGGGGGATTTTATAAGGACGAGGACGGCAACAATACGACTATACCCGATGCGCAGGGGTATATCGATCTAATCAATATCATTGAGAAAACCAAGCTAGAGTTGGCAACGGCAGGGATTATTGACGGCCAAGGAACGATTATAAAACCGTTTATCTGGGGGACATACGATGCTGAGATGGCATATCCCTATTTTTACGGTTATCTGGCTTTCGGTGTGAACATCCCGGCTACAGAATTTATTACAGGAAGTGAGGAAAACCCATATGGCATTTAAGCATGGCACTTACGCGGATCAAATCCCGTATGCTGGTAAACTGGCGGCCACTGCCGTCGGAACAATCCCGGCCTATATCGGGACAGCACCGATTCAGCAGATCAACACGCTGGGCGCGGCCGGTTTCAATTACGCCCCTTATATCAATAAGCCGATTTTGATTGAATCCATGCCTCAGGCTCAGGCAAAACTCGGCTATTCGGCTGATTGGGCCAGCTATACCTTGGGCGAGGCAATCATGGCGCACTTTGGCAATGGTGTTGCACCCATCGGGCCGATTGTGGTTGTGAACATGGCAAACCCGGCTGACAAGGAGAGCACTGATACCACCGCTACCGTCACCCTGAGTGGCGCAACTGCCGACAAGGTGGGATATATTGCGGATGCCAAAGCGGCGATTGAAAACATCGTCGTGACCGCTACACCCTCTATTACAGCGAGCGATTACACGCTGACATATGAGGGTGACAGCATTAAAATACACATCACCAAAGCGGCCTTTGCGGCATCCACCTGCACAGCGACCTATAAAAAGATCGACACCAGTAACACCGCTATTACCACCACGGATTTTGAGACGGCGCTGAGTGCTCTGGATCTCTGCGAATCGTCTGTCGGCGTGATCCCAAATCTGGTTGTTGCACCGGGATACAGCAAGGACGCAGCCTATCACGCAAAGATGATCGCAAAAGTCACCGGGAAAATCTCTGGAAAATGGGGTTTTATAACCCTGTCAGATGTTCCGGCGGCTACCGTCACTACCATTGCGCTGGCAATTGCGTGGAAATCCACCAACGGCTACACCAGCAAATACGACAAGCCATGCTTTCCTCGCGTACTGTTTGGCGGCGTAAAATATCACCTTTCTACCATGACGGCGGTGGATATGCAGGCGCAGGATACCGCATCGAGCGGTGTGCCCTATATCAGCCCTTCAAACAAGACCATTTTCGCGGCCTCTGCAATTTTGGACGATGGCACTCCGCTGTACATTGACGAGCCGACCGCCAACACTGCAAACGCGAAGGGCTTGACCACGGTCAATATCATTCGCGGCGCTCTTCGCCTCTGGGGCGGAGTAATGGCCAATTATGACTCTGACGCAATCGACAATATCAATCCTGAGGACAGGAGCGACGCCAGTATCCGTATGATGGTCTACCTCTGCAATACTCTGCAGTATGACTACATCGACAGTATTGATGGCCCCATGAGCAAACGAGACATCGACAGCATCAAGGTGAGCGTCCAGCAGTGGCTCAATAGTCTCGTGAATGAGGGTAAGCTGTTATATGCGACGGTTGACTTCGTTGACAGTGCAAACTCGACCAGCGCAATGGCGGACGGTGACTTTGTGTTCAATGTTTCGACCACTACTACCCCGAACGCAAAGAGCATTACCTTTAAAGTGCAGTACACCACGACCGGCCTCACAACTTTGACGGGAGGTGTTCAGTAATGGCCATTCTCGGTAATAAGACGATTAACTACAATGTGTACGACCGTTCAAACGGCAAGCCTGAGATTGTAGGCGACACCACATCCTATAAGCGGCCGTCGTTGGAGATGCTGACCGACACTTTGAAAGGTTCTGGCATCATGGGTGAGATCGATATGCCATCGCTCGGCCAGATCGGTGCTATGGAATCGGAAATCGCATTGAAGCGGACGAACCCGAAAGCAATTGAACTCTTTGGGCAGAAGCAGCACGACCTTGAAGTCCGATGGGCGACTGATGAGTTGGACAGCGCGACTGGCAAGCTGCAGGTTGTAGCCAACAAAGACATCATCCGAGGGTTTACCAAGAAACTTGACCTTGGAAGTGTTGAAACCAACACGGCGAACGAAGGTACATTGACCTTCGAAGTGACCTATTTACAGCATATTTCAAACGGCGTTTCGCTGATTGAAATTGACAAGCTGAACAGCGTACTTAAAATTGGCGGGGTTGACTACTCTGCCACCATCAGGGAAGCCCTTTAAAGGGCTTCCCTTTTTAAAAAGGAGAGATAAAGATGGCAATATTGAAGCTTAATAAAGCCGTTATGATTGACGGAAAAAGCATTTTGGAGATTGATTATGATTTGGACGGTCTGACGGGCGCTGATATTCAGCTGGCGGTCAAAGAATTACAGCTGGGCGGCGTGATGATCGCTTTTAATGAAACCGATAGCAATTATCATGCGGCACTGTTTGCGAAAGCGGCAGATATCACCTATGCGGATATGGGCCGGTTCGGAGCAAAAGATTACAATAAGGCGGCGAATCTGGTGCGTGATTTTTTTCTGCTCGATACGGTGGAATCGCTACAATCGGAGACATCCGCAGAATAGCGGTGTTTGTCACAAGCGAGACAGGTACAAGTTACATTGATTGCATTAAAATGCCGTTGCTTGAATTGTTTGCTTTTAATGATGAATTAGAACTTTATTTGATTGAGAAATACAAGGCGCAGAACGGAGGTGGCAAATAGATGGGGAAAACAATGAACACTACCCTGGTGCTGGGTGCCAAAATGTCGCCGAGTTTCAAGGCGGCGTTTACTTCGGCGGCCCAGCAGGCGCAGAAGACATCGAAGGTTATGTCCGGGGTTGGAAGTGCGGTCAAAGCCACCGCTGGGATTGTGGCATCGGCTTTTGCGGTCGGAAAGATCGTTGAATTTGGCAAAGAAAGTGTCACTGCCTATAATGAAAGCATTGAAGCCCAAACCAAGCTAACCACTATTATGAAGCAGAGAATGGGTGCAAGTAGCCTGGAAATCCAGAATATTGTTAAACTGACCGCAGCCCAGCAAAAGCTCGGCGTTATAGAAGATGATACTCAGGTTGCAGGTGCTCAACAGCTGGCCACGTTTTTGAAAAGTTCAAACAACCTCAAAACCTTGATCCCAGCCATGAACGATTTAGCAGTACAGCAGAACGGTGTAAACGTTACAAGCGAGAGTATGGTGGGAATCGGGAACTTAATGGGCAAGGCCATGATGGGAAATGCAGGGGCTTTACGTAAAGTAGGTATTACCTTCTCGGACGCCGAAGAGAAAATAATTAAATATGGAAACGAACAGCAAAGAGCGGCAATACTTTCCCAGGTTATAACTGAAAATGTCGGAAAAATGAACGCAGCCATAGCGGCAACGCCCGAAGGAAAATTCGCACAGATAAAAAACAAGCTGGGCGACATGAAAGAGGATATTGGAAAAGGCATAATGAACGCAGCTATGAAATTGTTGCCCTTATTTGATAAGATTTTAGCTGCTCTGAACAAAATAGATATCACCACCATCTTTGCCAAAATTAACGCAAGCATAGACTGGGTGATTGCACATGGTGATATGCTGTTGGGTACGTTTAAAAACATCGCTGGTATTATTCTCACTGTTGCAGCGGCTTTTGTGACTTACAATGCAGTATTAAAGGCGCAACTATTAATTGAAAAAATTCAAAAAGGATACAGGGTTTTGGTTTCTGTAATTGGGCTATTCCAATCAGGGGCAAAGCTGGCCACCGTGGCGCAGTTACTTCTGAATGGAGCTATGGAAATTAACCCAATTGGTTTGATTGTCGCCGGTATTGTCTTGCTAGTCGCTGGGTTCCTATGGCTTTGGAACAACTGTGAGGGCTTTCGAAACTTCTTTATTGGTATGTGGGACGGGATAAAAAAGATATTTACCGGGTTTATCGACTTTGTAAAAACTAACTGGCAGACTATTTTATCTTTTATTCTCAACCCGTTTGGGACCATATTTAAACTGTTGTATGAAAAATGTGCGGTATTTAGGGGATTTATTGATGGGCTGGTCGGTGGGATTAAATCGCTGTTCGGGAATATTTGGAGCGGCTTAAAAAATGGGTTTGTTTCGTTTTTGAACTTCGTTATAAACGGAATCAATTTTTGGCTGAAAATTATGCTTACACCAATTAACTTATTAATTAAAGGGTTGAACCTTATACCAGGCGTAAAGCTTCCCGAAATCGCGCTTGCAATTCCTAAAATTCCGAAATTTGCGAACGGTGGCACAGTGAACAGTCCCACGGTTGGACTGTTTGGCGAAGCAGGGCCGGAAACAATTGTCCCACACAACAATAAGCCAAGAAGCCGGGCGTTATTGGCGGCGGCTGCTGCCGGGCAGGGCGGGGGATTGGGGGGAAAAATCAGCATTGAAATCAATGTAGGTGGGAACCCATCCCCCGGAGTGGGAGCAGAGATTGCCGATGAATTGGAACGTAGGCTTGACAGATATTTCAGAGAGAAGGGGCGTGTGGCGTTTGGCTAATTATGCACAGCAGTATGTTACGACGCAGGGCGATACTTGGGACGAAATATCGCTTGCATTTTACGGCACGCCCTTTTATCAGGATAAGATCGCAGAGCAGAACCCCGGCTGTTCGAACGTGATTCGATTCGAAGCCGGGGTAAAGCTTTGGATTCCAATCTTGGATGCGGCACCGCCCGAAACCCTGCCGCCTTGGAAGCGGTGAGGCGATGACCACCATCATCTATCAGGGGAAGGACATCACCAAGGATGTTGACGTCAAGCAATGCCTTTTAACAGACAGAGCCGGGGGCGGGGCGGACACGGCAAAGCTTACCTTTGCGGACGGCGAGAAGATTTGGGCAAAATGGCAGCCAAAACGCGGGGACACCGTTGAGGTAAAAACCGAGTATTTTGGCACCGGGATTTTGTATGTTGACAATCCAATTCTGGCCAACGGTGTGTTTACAGTTGATGCGTTATCCGTTCCACTCTCTGCAAAACGCCCTAAAACGCGCATTTGGAGGGATGTTCAGCTATCCCAACTATTAAAAGATGTAGCAAGCGGCTGCGGGTTGACCGTGGCTGCTTATGGCATAAATGATTTTACTTATGCGGCGATTTCGCAATTTTGCGAAACGGATATTGCTTTTGCTGAACGGATTTGTTTGCGCGAGGGTTACGCCGTCAAGGTGACCGGTAACAAGCTGACGGTTTATGACGAGCGCCAACAGGAAAAAACATCGCCGGGTGTAACGGTTTCCTTATCCGATGTTTTCCCTGATTACAGCTTTGAAGCGGGTGGGGCATTATACAGCAGCTTAAAGGTGGTCGGGGCAAACAGCGGCGAGTTGATTGAGTATACCGCCGCTGATAGCGACATAGCGGGGAACGCAGGCAAACGGGCTGAGTTCGTGGCGAATGTGGGAGAAGCAGAGCGTTGGTCTAAAGGATATCTGAGGGCGGCGAACAAATATAAAACCTTTGCCCGGCTCAGAACGCAGTATATTACAAAGATTGCGGCCGGAAGCACACTGGGCATCAGTGGGTTTGGATACTTTGACGGGTCATATTTTGCAGACTGCGTGACCTATGACACCGTGAACAGTCAAACCCATTTGACCATCAGAAAGCCGATTGCAAATTATTAAGGGGGTGTTATTTTGGCGATTGCAACATGGGGGAGCAAATCTTTCGAGGTATCAAGGAAAAAAGTATACACCCCCGGAGAGATAACCCAGTCCGAAGCCATATCGGTTGAAGAGCAGGAAATTGAGGGCAAAAAGCCCGCAACTTACATTAAAGGGTTAGGGTTGAGAAAGCTTTCTTTTCCAGTGAAATTGGATGCCCGATTCGTTGACTGTGAAACCGAGATAAATTGGTGGTTTACCGCTATGAATGCCAGGAAGCCGCAGACCTTTACACTCGGTGGGAAGCCGCTGTCGAGCAACAAGTTCCTGCTTTTGTCAGTGGATGTGACCGAAAAGGTTATCAATAAAAACGGCGTTGTTTTAATTGCTGAAATGTCTTTACAGTTCAGCGAATATTCAAGCGCAGGGTATAAAAAGCAGGACGATACAACCATAACCGATAGCGATGTAACCCAAGCGAATGCAGTCAAGACGAATCAGGAAAGAAAATTCGCATACGAGAATAAGATTGCTGCGCTTAACGAAAGCAAAATTGCCGCGCTTAAAAGGTAGTAAATATATCGCAAAAAAAGTGAGGTCAAATACATGATACTGACCATCAACAGCACTGATCCAATCAACTGGGGCGCTTCGGGTACCGAGCAGATCAAAAATAACGTTATTAATATTCTGCGCACGAGAACCGGGGAAGTGCCTTATCTGCGAAACATGGGCATATCAGCTGACTACATAGACAAGCCTATTAGTGATATGAAGGCAGCGCTCATAAATTCGGTTATCAACAACATCCAGACATACGAGCCGCGCGCCACCGTGCAATCTGTCGAGATAGGCAACGTAGACGAAGAACAATTAATAATTGAGGTGGTGATCGAGATATGAGTGATATCAGTTTTGTTACGACCAGCGCGGAAGCTATCAACTCGGCGCTGATTAATGACTTTGAAAACTTCACGGGGGATGTTCTTCCCGCGGGCGACCAACGTCGGATACTCTTGCAAGGACTTAGTTACTGGTTAGCATCGGTAGCAACGGACATCAACATGACTGGCAGAAGCAATCTTTTAAGGTACGCTTTAGACGAAACTCTGGATGCGCTGGGTGAGTTTTATGGCGTTGCTCGGCTGGACGCTGCGTATGCTACCGTAATAATTGAATTTACCCTATCTTCGGCGCAAGTTCAAGACATTACAATCGCGGCCGGAACGCGCATAACGCCGGACGGGAAACTGTTCTTCGCCACATTATCAGATTTGATTATTCCTAGTGGTCTGCAGACCGGCACAGTGGCAGCGCAGGCAACTGAAACCGGTATTGCCTATAACGGTTATGTTATCGGGCAGATCAATAAACTGGTGGACGGAAATCCATACGTTTCAACGGTTGAAAATACAACCACATCGACCGACGGCACGGAGATCGAAAGTGATGACGATTACCGCGCCCGATTGAGATCGTCACCCTTTAGCTACTCGACGGCCGGTGCGGCAAAATCATATGAGTTTTGGGCGAGATCGGCAAGTTCGGATGTCGGGGATATTATGGTTTTATCATCCAGCCCTTGCACGGTCCAGATTTACGTTGTAAAAGTCGGCGGGGTGATCCCATT